TCACGGTGATTGGAGAAGATTGCTTTCCGATGCTTCAGCAGGGCCAATTCTCAATTATGTAGATCCTCTAAGCAAACATGTTTATTTAGCTAATATCACCAATACCGAAACAGCTGATTATGTTCTTAAAACAAATGCAGACGGAACTTATACTTGGGCTGCTCAATCTGGTGGTAGTGGTTCATACGCAAATGCAGACGTTGATACTCACTTAAATGTTTCGGGCGCATCAGCAGATCAAATATTAAGTTGGAACGGTACTGATTACGCTTGGGTAGCAGATGCAACAGGCGGTTCCGCAGGTGATTCGTTTAAAACAATTGCTATCGGTGGAATTAATATAGTAGCTGATTCTGCAACAGACACATTAAATCTTATAGCTGGTGCAAATATCACGCTTACAGCAAATAGTTCATCTGATACTGTTACTATAGCAAGTGCAGGTGGTGGCGGAGGCGGTGGTACTGACCTTAATAGTTTAAACGCAGGTGTTATTGATGTTGCATCTGATAGTATTGGTTTTATAGATAACAACGACTCAAGTACTTCTAAGAAAGAAACTATAGTTGATTTAGTTGAAGCGATCGCTGGTACTGGTTTATCTGGTTCTGCTGGTGTACTATCATCTACGATTACACAATACGCTAACGCAGATGTTAACGCTCACTTAAATATAAGTTCTGCAGCAAATAACGAAGTATTATCGTGGACAGGTTCTGATTACGATTGGGTTGCTGCAGCAAGTGGTTCAACAACTTTACTTGGATTGAGTGATGTAGGTTCAGATGGAACTAACGGGCAAGTACTAACTACAGACGGTTCAGGCGCATTTGCGTTTACAACAATAAGCGGTGGTGGTGGTGCATCAAGAGTATCGGAAGCAGAAACAACTTCATCAATTGCAGATGGCGCTTCCGCTTCAGTTCAATACGCAACATTAGGTAAATCATTCGCATTACAAAAAGTTACAGTAAATAAGCAATGTTGGGTAAGAATATATTCTGATACATCAGCAAGAACAGCAGATGCAAGTAGAACACAAGGAACAGACCCAGCAGATGGATCAGGTGTTATTGCTGAATTTATTTCAACAGGTGCAGGTAATACTGAATTTAAAATTACGCCATCTATTATGGGTTGGCTTGATGATTCAGAAACAGAAGTTCCTGTAGCAATACAAAATAACTCAGGATCTACCGGCACAGTACAAGTTACTATCGACGCATTAAAATTAGAGTCATAATATATGGATAAGCAACTTTATAACGTATTACTAGAACCAGGTTCTGACGAAGCAGCTTTCTTAGCTACTGAAGCAGCAGGCATGACGTGCTACGATAATCTTAACCTTTTTGATATGTTATTGGTTATGCAATTAACTGAAGAAGAAGCAAATACTTTATCAGAGAGTCCAAAAGTAAAATCTATTGAGAAAGAATTAGTAGCCGAACCTAATTCATATCCAACATCTACTCCAAGATATGAAACCGGCACAGTAGAATACAGATCAAGATATAATCCAAGTTCTTCAGCGAACGGTGCTGATTATACTGGAACAAACATGTATTTTACTAGTGAGTTTAAAGGTGCATCAGGTTTTAAAGATGGTGATCAACCTATCGGTTATTTTGGTGATCAAAAATTTCAAGATACTGTTAAATCAAACTTCCTTGGTGACTATGTTGATATAGTTGCAGTAGAAGCAGGTGCAACATCTGACGCTACTGGTAATGGGCATCAAAACCATGTTGATTTTCAAGAGCTTGATAGTGCAACCAGTAGATTTGTTCCAATGGATTGGTCGAGCATAAACTCATCCCTTGATACTATTTTAAATAATCAAATTACTAACTCAACTGGAACTAGTAATAATGGGTACTTTACTGCTCATGCTGCTGGAGTATTAAGCGCAGCAGGTGGTAAGTATTGTGGTTGGGGTAAAAATTCTTCTCTTAGATTAATATATCTTGGCGGTGAATCAATCAGTTCTGTTTATTATGCTATTCTTCAATTTCACATTGATAAAGCAGTTAATCCTGCTACTGGTGTAAAGAACGCAACGGTTATTACAGGAGCATACGGTTATTCAGGACTCGAACATTTGAAGTTTTTTGATATTGAAGATTGTTCATATATTACTGCATATGATCCGGTTACTAATGCAGCAACTACATTTAACAGAGGTGGTTATTTAGAAGGCGAAGAATTTAATATCACAATGACTGCTACTGGTTCTGCAGAATACATAGTGACTGGTAGCGATCGAATATATAACGGTGTTACAGCAACAACACAAGTTGGAAACAGAGTACTTTCAGGAAAGCCTGGCGATAGAATTACGATAACTAATAATGCGGCGGGAAGCCACCCTCTCTATATTAAAACTTCACCATCTGGTGGATCTACTAGTGATCTATATGCTGGAGTAACAGGACAAGGTACGTCAGAAGTATCTTTTATCTTACCTGACGCAACTATATCATTGCATTATATTTGTGGGTTTCATTCAGCAATGACTGGAAGTATAATTGGTGTTAAGGATACTACAACTTGGGGTCAAGATCTTAGACCATTCTTTAGATCTGGTATTATTCCAAGAGTTATTAATGACCCTGCAGATGCTACTGAAAAGTGGATGGTTTCAATCCCGAGCACAGGTCGTTATAGTGCTTACGACACTATCATGCAAACACTTGCTGGTTATAGTGGAATTTATCATTTTAAAAGCGCAGGTAATAACGCTCACGTTGGAGTAGATCCAGACGATAACAGATGGAACACACGCGTTAGACAAGACGGCAATAGTGCTTATATTATTAATGCTGTTGCTGGTCAAGTAAATAGTTTCTCATCGCAATCAAATCCTGGGGCAACTGATAATTATCCATTAAGATCTTATATTGATGGTGGAGATAATCAATTTACTGTTGCTGCTTGCCAACAAGATGACACAAATAGATTGTTAGACGATTATAGTAATAGAGGTCCAATGATTGACATTTCTTGCTATGGTGCACAAACTTGGACGTCATACCCAACAGGTTCTTATGCGGATGGCAGATGGGGATACTTTAGTGGAACAAGTTGTGCTGCACCAGTTGCCGCAGGTTGTGCTGCCGTATTCTTAGATTGGTATGTTACTCAAAGAGGTGTATGGCCAACTAATACACAGCTAAAAGAATTAATACAAAAACATGCTAAAGAAAACTTAATAGAAGAAATAATGGATAATATTAACTTTGAGAACCAAATAGGTACCAGTTCACCCGGCACTGGCCAGGATAGATTATCGCCTAAAGATATTAGTTCTACTAAGCTATATTTTTCAACCGAAGTAAATAGAATTAAAAATGGTGATAGCAGTAATGGTGGTGCAGACTTGTCAGTATTAGCTGGGACTCTACCATTAAGATTACATATCCCTTGGGGAGTTAGAATGGGCAGTGGCAAATATATTGCTGGTGGTTCAGAACAAACACAACATAAAAGGAGACCGACCTCTGGATCTGTCTGGCCTCGAAGAAAGGTTTCCTTTTCTTCTTGAGACCTATTATAAATAATAAAAACAGTTAACAGTTAGAGTCGAACTTAAAAATGGCAGAAATACTTTCAAATAGCTTCAAAACAGATGTTACCCGATTATTTATTGACGACCTCGTTGTTAATGACTATTGGCTATTTGTTTCTGGAATTGATACCTTTGCTCCTGCAGACTCAGTTAAGTCAAAGCGTGAGTTCTTAGAGAAAACTTTATTCGCTAAAAGAGTAATCGAAAGCGATATTCACTTTATGATTAAGTATTATCCTTGGCAGGTTGGTCAAGTATATGTTGAATACGACGATGAAGCAGATTTAACCGGCCAAAGATTTTATGCGGTTGTTGGTCCAAACGATAATGATACTGGTGACTATCGTGTTTATAAATGTTTAAACAATGGCTCTGGTGTTGTAGCAACTACTCCGCCCAATTATGATGTTACCAATTCAAATCAAATTTATTCAACAGCTGATGGATATGTTTGGAAATACATGTACGTTATTACCTCATTAGAATTTGATGCTTATAATGCAATTGGTTATGTTCCAATTACACCAACACCAGTTCCTAATAATCCTGTAGCAACTACTGCAAGTACAATTTCAGATATTACTGTAGTAAATCCAGACTATAACTATGGATATGTTGTTGACAGAGGCTCCTTTGCCTTGACACCGTTTGCAAGTGGTGTTATAATAGTAGAGCCTTCAACTACGTTTAGCCCAATAACAAATTACTATACTGGCCAATACTTATATTCAACAAATCCAAGTAACGGTGTTTCAAGATTATGGGAAATTACTTATTATGCTTACAACATTGCTACAGGTAATGCTGAAATACGAGTTGGTGTAGAATTATTAACAGGTGCTGCTTCTCCAGATATATCTGGTGCTGCAAGTAATGCTAATTTCCAAATCTTCCCAAGAATTAAAATTGAAGGTGACGGTAGTGGAGCTATAGCAATTCCAACTGTTGATAATAATAGAATAACTAAAATAACTGTACTAGCAGAAGGAACCAATTATACTAACGCGACAGCACTTGTTGTAAGTCCTTCTTACGGTTTTGATCCCCAAGATACTACAACAACTGATGTTCTGGCAACAATACGACCTCGCTTATCACCCGACGGTGGCCATGGCTTTAATTTAATTGATGAATTTAGTTGTAAGCACTTCTCAATGTATGCTTATATTTCTGCCGATGATAATACAAAGATCGGTGATTCAAATACTTATGGTGCAGTTGGTGTTGTAAGATCGCCTTCTTTTGATACAGGTTTTACTGATACAATTGTAGATAACAGAATAGCAATAATAACAGACGATTTTGATAAAGTATCAGCTAATGGTACTATTATCCAAGTCGATAGTAATAACAAAACAGTTTTTAGTGGAGTAGTACACGCGATTGATACAACAACAAAGACAGTTTATGTTGCTGAATACTTAGGTCCGTATACTAATAACACAGCTACTGGAACAGCTTTACACACAAGTAACACAAACGACGTGCCATTAGATTTAACTTTACCACTTAGAAACGAAACTGGCCAGACAATCAATATAAATACTCCTGTAGGAGACAATGTAATTTTATCCAAATACATGCAAAGAACCGGTGAAGTTTACTTTATGGAAAACTTCTTCCCACTAGCCCGAACCGATCTATCTCGTGAGGAATTTAAGTTTGTACTGGAATTTTAAGGAATAATATAAATGCCTATTAACACCAATCTCAACCAATCGCCTTATTTTGACGATTACGATCAAGATAAGCAGTTTAATCGCATTTTGTTCAAGCCTGGCTTTGCGGTTCAAGCTCGTGAGCTAACACAGCTTCAGTCTATACTTCAGAACCAAGTTCAGCAATTTGGCGATAATGTATTTAAAGAAGGTAGCATCGTTAAAGGATGTACCTTTACTGATATCGACGGTTTACAATATGTTAAACTGAGAGAAGGTACTGTTACCTCATTCAATCCAACTTTATATGTAAGTAAAGTTGTAACAGAACCCGTTGTTGGCGGTGCAGAGCAAGAAGTTGATTACGTATATAAAATTACTGGTCAAACATCCCAGCTCCAGGCACAAATTGTTGCAGCAGTAAGAGGTTCTCAAGGTACTTCAGCTGCAAACGCACCGAACAATACATTCTTTATTAAATACTTAAATACTACTACAAGTTATTCACAGTTTAGTCAAGGTGAAAAGTTTGATATTACGTTAATAAAATATAAGCGTGGTACTGGTGAACCAATACAGGAAGCAGCTATTACTCTTCCTACAGTTGGTACAGACACTGTAACTATTTGGAATGACAGCGACGCAGTTGGTAAAGCGTTTGGTATTGAATCATCACCAGGTGTACTCTTCCAAAAGGGTCACTTCATTTACGCTTCGGAACAAGTATTAATTATAGAAAATTATAGTAATATTCCCGCAGATAAATCTGTTGGTTTCCGTATTGCAGAAAATACAATTAACGCTCTTGTTGATGATTCGTTATACGATAATGCTTTTGGATCTAAAAACCAAAATGCGCCAGGCGCAGACAGATTACAATTAGTTCCTCAATTAGTAGTTAAAACTGCAGCAGAAGCAAAAGAAGATGCTGATTTCTTTGCACTCATTCGTTATCAGAACGGAAACGCAGTCACATTAAGAGATGTATCTCAGTTTAATGTTCTAGGTGAAGAATTAGCAAGAAGAACATATGAAGAATCAGGTAACTACATATTAGAGCAATTCCCAGTACGAAGTGATGACAGAATACCTCAAGGTGAAGCTACTAGTAAAGTACACGCACTAGTAGGTCAAGGAGTTGCTTATGTTAAAGGTTTCCGTGTAGAAAATAGTGGTGAACGATCATTTGAAATTGATCAAATAACAAATACAGATGTACTTAACAATCAATCTATTGCTACTGCATACGGTCACTATGTTAAAGTTACTGCAGTTACTGGCCATGTCGATATTGACTGGACGCCAATTGATTTACAAAATTCAGGTGGATCAAAAATTGGTGAAGCAGTTGCTATTAACGTAACACCAACAAGATTATACCTTGCAAATATTTCAATGTCTGGAAGTATTGCAGACTTAGCCAAAGTATCAGATGGTAATGGTGTTATTGAAGTTGGTAATGTTTTACAATCAGCTGCAAATAAAGCACTAATATTCCCTTCTGGCTTAATCAGTACTTTCGATATGACAGATACTTTAATACCTGTTCGTACTAAAGCAGAAGTTACACATACTGGTGGCGCAATTACAATCACTGCAAACTCTGGCGAAGACTTTACTTGCTCAAACGCTAAAGAAGATATTTTAGTTGTAGAAAAAACTACTAATGTGTTTAGAGCAGTTTCAGCAGTAACAGTTACTAATAACAATTCAGAATTAAATATTACTATTGACGCTGGTGCAGCAAGCCCAGTGTATGTTTACTATAATAAAAGATTAGTTGGTTCTGCAAACGGTATTGATTCTTATAATAAAATTGTAAGAGAGCCTTATGTTAAAGTAGATTACTCAGGTACTGCTACTCCTGCTAATACAAAATATAGTTTAGGTTTCCCAGACGTATTTGAAATAACAGAAATTAAAACTTTGGCCACTGGTCCTGGTGGAATTGACGAAGACTTTACAGGAAGTTTCAGATTAAAACGAAATCAAAAAGACCAGTTCTATGATTTATCGTATATCGAGTATATAAACGGTCGACCAAAACCAGCAGATGGTAGTGGAAATCTTTACATTAAAATGAAAGTATTTGAGTGCGACGGGTCCACTGGTGGCTACTTCTTTAATATTAATAGTTATCCGAATACCCTTGATCGAAATGACATACCGGTTCATCTGGGTGACTCTGGTGGACAATACAACCTTAGAGACAGCTTAGACTTCAGGCCTCACTGTAACTTAGATTCAGCCGCTAACTATGGTGCAACAACTACGGGTGCAGCACCAAGCATTACGGCCGCTGTGGGTTCAACAATACCAACATTTACAACTTATGGCGCTCCGTTGATTCCAACATTTACTGATGGTGTTACAACAGACATCGAGCATTACTTAACTCGTGTTGATACTATTACAGTTAACTCTTATGGCGATATAAGTTTAATTAAAGGTAAGGAAGCACGATTTGCAATTCCACCTCAAATTGAAACTGATAAATTAGCGATCGCCCAAGTTGGTGTTCCCGGTTACCCTGCATTATCATCTAAGGATGCTGATAGACAAGGGAAGCGCCGATATGCTATCACAATGAAGCCAACAGGAATTAAAAACTACACCATGAAAGATCTACACTCATTAGAGAAAAAGATCGATAACATGGCATACTATATCTCATTAAATCAATTAGAATCTGATACACAGAATCTAACAGTACTTGATGAAAATGGACTATCAAGATTTAAGAATGGTTTTATTGTAGATCCATTCAATAACTTATCTCTAGCAGATATTGGTAATCCTGAGTTTAGAGCAGCTGTTCCATTTAACCAAAAGATTTTAACTCCAGCTCTAAACACATTCCCATTAGATCTTAAATATAAGTCAAGCGCATCTTCTACTATATTCCCTAGTGTATCAAAGCCGCAAGTTGCTACTTTAACAAGAGATTCAAATGTTAATATTATAGATCAACCATACGCAACTAATTTTAGAAATTGTGTGTCTAACTTCTACAAATATGCAGGTGAAGGTGTTATCTCACCCCCATACGACGCTGCTTACGATACAACAACAAACCCTGTTACTTTAGACATAGATCTTACAAGTCACTTTGAAGAATTTGCTGATAATATTCAACAGTTCATTCCAATGACTGATACAACTACTGTTTCTCGCGAACGCCTCATTGAGCTCACGGGCGGTAACAACTTTCTATTCTTAGGAGCTCGACGCTGGGGCACCCAATGGCTTACGGAGCAAATTGCAACAACTACAAGAGAAATAGAGGTTGGAGAACAAATTATAAGCGCACCTGTTGGTGACTTTGTATCTAACTTCTCGTTCGAGCCGTTCATGGCCTCTCGTGATATTAAAATTTATATGTCAGGATTGAGACCAGACACTGAACATTACTTCTTCTTTGATGGAGTTAATGTTAATGCACATATTGCTAAAGGTACACCAACTGCAAACCTTGTTGAAGATATTGAAAGATTCGGTGACAAAGGTGTTACTTCAGTTGCAACTGACTCAACTGGTGTATTAAGAGCAGTATTCCATATACCAGCTGGAACATTCTATGTTGGAGATCGAGTATTAGAGATTGTTGATGTTGACCAGTATTCAAGTATTGATAGTAGTTCTACTTCTAAAGGTTTCGTAACATACCGCGCCTATAACTTCTCTATTGAAAAATCATCACTTACTACTTCAACACGTGCACCAACATTTGACATTAATAGTACTACAACGTTTAGAAATGTAACTCGAAGAATACGTGGTCGTGATCCTATTGCTCAAACCTTCTTTATTAAGAAAGGTATGGGTTCAGGCTCAAATTCAATCTTCTTATCTGAAGTCGACGTATACTTTAAACGTGTTAGTGCAGATAATGGTATTACTTTACAAATACGTGAAGTTATTAACGGTTTCCCAACAAACCAAATTATTCCATTCTCAAAAGTACATAAATTACCAGCAGATCTTACTTCAGCAGTTAGTGACGACTCTTCAGTAGCAACTACATTTTCTTTCGATGCACCAGTTAGACTTGATGTTGAAAAAGAATATTGTTTAGTATTACAGCCTGATGCTTCAGATCCTAATTATTTAGTATTCATATCTAAAGTTGGTGGGCTTGACTTAACGCCTGGTTCATCTCAAGGAACTGCTATCGTGCAGGATTGGGGTGACGGTGTATTATTCAGTTCAACAAACAACAGCGCATGGCAATCTTACCAAGACGAAGATATGAAGTTTACTCTACGTAGACATAACTTTAGTGCTTCTACTGGTTCTGTTACATTAACAAATAACGATAATGAGTTTTTAACCTTAAACAATATTACGCCATCTGCTTCATCTAATTACTTTATTCCTGGTGAAGTTGTTTATTCGGTCAAACCT